CACCGTTGAGCTTGGCATCACCTCCCGAGAAGAACTCTGCCCCTGGTGCGGAGGAGGAGAAAGTAAAGAACCTTCTTTCGCTATCACACGAACATCAGAAGCTGCGGCTAAGTACTGCTGTCATCGAGCCTCTTGCGGTCGCGCTGGCAGACTCGCAGTCTGGGGATTTCGGCTCGAACAAGTTGTTGATAATTCTACCCAAAAGGGAAAGCAGTTTACTCCAAGACTGTATACTGGTGACACCTTTGAATTGGGAGATGAGTGGCTTGCCGAGCTTCTGGATAGATACGAAATCGGACTCCCCGAAGTCCGTAGGGAGGGATGGCGCGAGGAAATTGGTTCAGGCAACCTTGTGGTGCCAATCCGCTCACCCCTTGGGGTGGTTCGCGGCGTCGAAGTTCGTAGATCGAAGGTACAAATACCGCATGTCGCGGGCCCAAAAACGAAGTCGTATAGATTTCTGGATGAGCCGTGGCTGGGGTGGTTCCGAACCCTTAACACCGGTCCGGATTCTCAAGGAGAATCTACCGGGCGCAATTCTGGCCCGGTTGTCCTCGTCGAAGACGTTATTTCAGCACTTAAGGTTTCTCGTCACTTCCAATGCGCGAGCCTTATGGGATCGCATATCACCCTAGAGATGCTTCTGGAAGTACTTGAAATTACAGGAGTTAATCAAGAAATCATCTTGGCTTTGGACCGAGATGCTACCAGCAAAGCCCTAAAATTCGTTGTCGAGTGGAGGTTCTTAGCACCGAACTTTCGTTGTGTTCCGTTGTCTAAAGACTTGAAGTATTCAACTGATAAAGAGATCAAAGCGATCTTACATCGCTAATGGAAATACTGAAATGACTCAAAAAATTACCAAAGACGTGGCTACCAAGGTTCTGGATGTTGTAGATAAAGGTCTTTGTGCTGGGCAGGATGATGGCAAATATGATGACAAAGGTAGGCCAAAACCGGGCCACATGTGCGTAGAAGCCGCCGTCTGTTACGCTTTTGGGGAGAAACATGGAGATGACCCAAAATGCGTGTATTCCCTGGTCCAAAATATGAAGATTACTATCAATGATCTGAGAAATGTTTGGAAAAATAATAAGGATAGGGCTAATGGCTTACGAAGACTGGCAATAGCCCAATTGGGAAGCAAAGAGATTTTTAAATCTAATAAGAAGCTGCAGAAGGAGCTCAAACGAGAATTGTCTAAGATCTTCTTCAGGAATTTCTCGCATCAATTCGCCCAGGAAGGCTATGAGACTGCTCTCAACCTTCCTAGATACCTTAAAGTTACGCTCATTTCCGAAGAAAAATACGGAAATTTGGGTATAAGTGCGGCAGCAGACCTTGAAAATCTTGCTTCCCCAGATCGAAAGAGTGTATTGGCTTTCTGCGAAGATTTTGTCCAGCTCCTTGTGAAGTTCAAGGTTCCTGGTACTAAGTTTCTGTATTTGACCGAAAATAAAAATAAGAAGACGAAGAAAGATGCAGCAAACCGAGGTAGTCGCGCCGCCTAAAGACTACACGGAATACTGGGAAGCCCAGACCCTAATCGTCCGAATTCTTCAGAACTCAGGTCTGAGGATCGGAGTAAAGGATCGGCTTCCCGTATTTCGTTTATGGCTTTTAGTCGACAGCAGGATAACAGGAGTAAGAAGGAATAATCTTCTTATACTTCTTCAGGCTCTCGTAAGAATGAGGACTATGGGGATGGAGCCTCCACATAACGGTAAAACGTATATATGATATTGGAGAAACTGTATTGTGCGTGGTGCGGCAGTGCGGTAGGATTTTGTATAACTGGTGCGGCTAATGATGTAGTTTGCAAACAGTGCGGGGAGTGGAAAGAAGAAAAAGATGCAAGAAAGAAAAATACTGAGCGCATTCGTGAAGGATCGAAAGAGCTATGAAGAAGTTAAAGAACTTCTTGATCGCTCTGATTTCGATTCGATTACGCTACATCTGATTGATTTAGTGGGAGAATACTATGCCACCGACCCGCAAGCTGCTAATGTCGATGTGGAAATCCTTGCCGATAGATTCTCAAGACAAAACCAGTCTGCGAAACTTGAGAATACTGTTAAGTCAATCCTCACCACACTTCCGGAAGTCTCTGGAGGAAATGTTCTTAGAGAACTCCGAGAAATCAAAGCTTACCGGCTTGGTCTCAAGCTCGCGCACGCTTTTACTAAGGGTACAACCGGACCCGAGGTTCAAAAGCTCCTTCACGATTACATGGAGATTACCGAGGCCACAAGTTCCAGTAGTGCTACTGATGACGAAGACCCCGAGGACTTTACCGTTGAGTCGCTGGTTCGGAAGTCTTTTAACACCGACGGTCTGATCAAACTTCTCCCTAAAACTTTAACGGAGCACTTAGATGGCGGTGTACGTCCAGGGCATCATATCCTCGTATTTGCGCCTACGGAGATGGGCAAAACCCTTGTCGTCATCAATATGGTGGCGGGGTTTACGATGCAAGGTCTGCGGACACTATATGTGGGAAACGAAGATCCGGTCGCAGACTTGCAAATGCGGTACATCTCTCGACTCACCAACCTTAACAAACGAGAAGTGCTTAGTAGTCCTGCTGAGGCGCAACGAAGATTAGATAAGAGGAACTACAAGAATGTTATTTTTGCCCCATTGGCTCCAGGAACGTATCGCAAAATACGTGAGCTGGTCGGGAAATTTAAGCCGCACGTGGTGGTCCTGGACCAATTACGAAATATCGATGTGGATTCTGAAAATCGTACTCAAGCCTTGGAGAAAGCAGCTACGGAAGCGCGCAATCTCGCGAAATCAATGGGAGTCGTTGTCATCTCAGTATCGCAGGCTGCTGATTCAGCTAGCGGGAAACGTGTCCTCTCACGAGGAGACGTTGATTCTTCTAATGTGGGGATACCGGGGCAGATGGACCTAATGCTCGGTATCGGCGCAGATGAGGAGATGGAAAAGATGGGAATGCGGATGTTCTCATTTCCGAAGAACAAGATCAGTGGAAGACATCAACCTATTGAATTTGTTATAGATCCTCAGCTTTCTAAGGTAATAGAGGCAGCAGCTAATGATCCGATATTTACTAGAGGAAACAGCCAAACGGGATCTCAAGAAGGAGCGCCTGGAAGCGCTAAAGCAGCGTAGTAAATCTCAGCAGAGACGTATAGCAGCCCAGAGAGATCGTAAAACTATCGCGGAACAAGAGGCGGAATATCTCCAGACGGTATCGGATGAAGCACTGGAAAAATATCTTGTAGGGGCTTCTCCCAGTCCTATAGCTACTCAGGAACTTCTTAGACGGTATAAGGAACTTAAGGAATCATCCCAGGACTGTTCTGAGATATGAGAGAAAATAAAGAACCTCCGTATCTCAAAAATCTCACGGATGAAGGTTTAAAGGCGGAATTGGGCTTGATACCATACGCTGAAATCCATAATGATTGGGATACTGAACAGTTAATCGGAGAGTTACTACGACGGTACGAGGAACTAAAAGAAGCTGTCGGAGGAGATTTAGATGAAATCCTACGTAGATCTATCTGACGAGGAACTTTACCAAAAAGCACAGGACTATGAGGGTACAACGGACTACGTAGATGAATTGATTCGACGATACGAAAATAAGAAAAATGAATGCGAAATAGTTCGAGCCCAATCAGATCGGGCAGTTCGGGACTTGCAGAGGGTGACAGAGGGCTTAGTTCAGTCTCTAAAAAGTTACCCAGTTTCCTAACGAACCTAGATCCGAGGATTTATGAGTCTAATAATTACGTTGTCCTTGACTGGGAAACCACGAATCTCGACAAAGGCTTCGCTGGTAATCCCGGCAACCGAATCGTTCTCGCAACTTGGCTTTACGGTAAAGATCATCGGAAATACAACGATAACGTATTGGGACGTAAAAGGGATGGAGTTAACTTTAAACTCGGGAACGAATTTGAACAGAGAGAGCTGGTCGAGGCTATTCGGTCTGCTGACTTCATTGTCGCCCACTTCGCTAAGTTTGAGCTTCAATGGCTTGTCCGAGCAGGAGTGGATATCTCCCGTATCCTCCCTTGGGACACTGTTCTTGGCGAATACGTACTTGCAGGAAATAGACGAAGGCCTTTCGACCTCGACACCGTTGCAAAGAGACGTGGCCTTGGCGATGGTAAAGAAAGTCTTGTCGCCTCTCTCATCGACGGAGGTATCTGCCCTAGTGAAATTCCTGAGCAATGGTTAATAGAGTACGGCTGCCAAGACACCTGGCTATGTCACCAAATATTCATCGAGCAAAGGAAAGAGATTGCCGAGCAGGGTTTACTGCCAGTTATGTATACCCGGTGTCTTACCACACCGGTACTTGCAGATATAGAATTAAATGGTCTTCAGCTAGACGCCGATATTGTAAAGGAAGAATATGAACGAACCCTCAAAGAATTCAATATTGCGTCTACAGATTTGGGTCTCATCACTGGAGGCATTAATCTGGGATCTCCAAAACAAGTTGGAGAATTCCTATACGATAAGCTCGGATTTGAAGAACTTACCACCAGAGATGGTAAACCAGATCGCAATCCGGGTGGCGGACGCAGGACGGGGGCTGAATACATCGTTCGACTCGTTGCAAAGACTCCAGTACAAGCTGACTTTGCTGAGAAGTACGCAAAGTTCGGACAAATCGACTTTAGGAGAGAATATCTAAAGAAGCTCCTAGATTGCTGTAACGAAGAAAACGGTCTCCTGTATGCGTCGATTAATCAAGCGGTCACTCAGACCCATCGTCTTGCTAGTTCGGGTAAGAAGTACAAAGTCCAAATACAGAATATTGCGAGGGATCTTAAGAAACTCTTCAAAGCGCGGCATCCAGGCTGGTTTGTGGGTGAAGCTGACGGCGCTCAACTCGAGTTCCGAGTGGCAGCCCATCTGGGACGTGATCCAGTTGCATTGGCCGATATTCGAAACCCTAAGTTCGACGCACATTACCAGACTGCGGAAAAGATTCTCAAGAAGATAAGAGAGCTAATATCGAAAGACGAAAGAAGCGACATTAAACCCTTTACATTCAAACCCTTATATGGGGGTATGAGTGGCACAGACGAACAGAGGGCTTACTATCGCTTCTTTCAGGAGAAGTATAATGGCATCTATCAAACACAAGATGGGTGGTCGTATGTCGTTTTGCGTGACAAAATGCTTACTACCGAGTGGGGTCTTAAGTTCTATTGGCCCGATACTAAACTTGAAATCAACAAGAAGGGCGGGAAAGGTTACATTAAGAATCGGACGTCGATCTTTAACTATCCGGTTCAATCCCTTGCTACAGCCGAGATTATTCCAATCGCTCTCGTCTATACCTGGCATTACTTTAAAGCGCTTGGACTAAGGGGGTTTTTGGTCAATACGGTTCATGATTCTGTAATTGCTGAGCTTCCGCCTGAGGAAGAGGAGATTTTCCGTGATATTTGCGAGTATACTTTTACTAGTCTTGTGTTTGCTTATTTGGATCGTGTATACAGTATTCGTTTCACCGTACCTCTTGGAACGGAAACAAAGGTTGGCAGCCATTGGTCAAAAGGAAGAGAACGAAAGTATGATCTTGATCCCGAGGAATACTTTCAGCGTGCTGCCTGACGAGCCAAAGCAACCTAAGTGTGATTTCTTCGTCTGCGATAGGAGTTGTACCGAAGATTGCTTTTATAGAGAGCACGGCAGGACTCGGACTGTTCCTGCTACTTCTCCTGAACCTGCGGTAGTATCGACTTATGTGCAACCCCAGCCTCAGGCGCAGCGGGTGGCCCAGAGCGCTGCTAGGTACTATTCTGATGAGGCTTACGACGCAGATATAGCCTTAGCGAGCGCTGTGATTGCTGCGGAGATAGTATCAAATGCTCAGTCTTCCTGTTCTACTCCCAGTTCCTGTTCTTCATCTTCGTGTAACTCCTGTTCAGCCCCTAGTTCATGTTCCAGTTCCTGCAATAGTTGTTCAACGTGAGTAACTCCTATGCCGACTTTTATAAAGCCAGATGGTACGGTAGCGCATCCAACGCACCGATGCCCGCATTGCACACGGATGGTAGTTCTGGAAGAGGGTAAAACATGCGATCATTGCATCGCTAATGGTGTATCCCCTGAGTGGCAGTGCCCAGTTTGTGCCGGCCGGCCGCCCTCTAGTGTCACTTGCCCGCGTTGTGGTACATTTGGGCCACTATCGTGATTATTGACGAAACTATTGTCGAGATTAATGGGAAGAAGTATCACTTAGATGAAGGATACAACGACTCTGGTTCTTCGTACTCTGAAGTAGAGAAGAAGTACTGGAAACTTGATCCGGAAGAGTCTTATTGGGACACCGTTGATAACGCATTTGCTTTGTGCGGAAAATGCCAAGGAGACACTTTCAAGGTATCTGCCTGCAGTTCGAATTATGAATCTTGGGCCTATTGCCCTTGTGGCAATAAATTTCTTCTACATACAGGATAATTCATTATGAATCCCGAGGATTTTGCGTATGCCAATACTTGCCCAGAGATATTCGAAGCATTTAAGGAACAAGCAAGTATCTATCTAGTATTAAGCGAGATGGATTTGGAGGAAAAACAGTATAGATGGAATTGGTTTCTCCTGGGATGGAGGATAAGAGAAAATACATGAAATGTGAGAATTGCCAGGGAACTAATTTTATTAGGAAAATGTGGGGTCTACTTTGCGATAATTGCTGGTGGTTTTATCCTTATTCAAAAGAGAATCCTAGAGATGAAGACAGTCGAATGTCCTTGGTGTCGACAGCAGATACTAGATCTAAGCAATAACCCGGAGTTCGTGAATCATCATCCAGAGGATGATACAACGTTGAGGAGCAACGATGACCCCAACAAAAATACTGACGTGGAAAGAGCGGTGCGCGATCCACCCCCAGCACCAGTCGGGGATGGTCACGTCCGATATGATCGAGAAAAGGATGCAGGAGGAAATTGATGAATTGAGAGAATTTTATGAAACTGTGGCTGCATTTATGGAACTCCTGAGAGATTAGCTTGTCTAAGGTATATACGAAAGAAGGAGGTAGGCGGTGTACCAAGTGCGGCAGGTGGTGTCCTTGGTATTGGCATTATTGTAAATATTGTGGAGAGTATCAATAAAGAATAAGAAACGGCAGTTAGTTATC